CAGCGATGCGACCATGTTGCCCGAGCCTTACCAAGGCTTGGGCGCGAGGGCTGTGGTTTCCTTAGCGAGCCGATTAATGGTGGCTATGTACCCACCCGGCAAGCCATCATTTAAGCTGGATATTCCGCCAGAAGTTCGCATCCAGAACGGCGACATGTCTGTAGACAAAGACATCGAACAAGGACTGATTTTATCGGAACAACTTATCCAAGCTGAGATTGAGCGGAAAGAATGGCGTCCTGTTACTAACCTTGTCTTACAATATCTTATCGTAACCGGAAATGCTCTTGAGATGATGATGCCGGATAACACCATGCGTGTGTTTCGTCTGGATCAGTTTGTTGTCTCACGAGATATGCAAGGGCGTGTCCGTGAAATAATTACTGAGGAATATCTCAGTCCGGAAAGTTTACCGGAACAAATAAAATCTATGGTCACAGCGGAAGACTATAGCGCTGACCGTGTGCAATTGCTGACACACACGATGCTGCTGAACGATGGAACATATAAAAGCTATCAGGAAGTAAACAAAGAAAAGGTGCCAAACTCAGACGGCATCTTTGATATGCTGCCGTATAACGCACTTACGTGGACTAACGTCATCGGTGAAGATTACGGGCGAGGTAAAGTCGAAGAACACTTGCCTGATTTTCGCGGTGTCGATGCACTCAGCAAATCGATGCTGGATGGCGCAGCGATGGCAAGCCGCAACGTCACTATGATTCGCCCGAATGCGGCGGGTGGTCTCAACTTAAGACGGCGTTTAGCGCAAGCTGACAATGGCGACATTATTGTCGGAAACCCCGAAGACGTAATGATGTTACAATTTCAGAACGGCAACGGGCTTCAGATCACAGCGGCTGAACTGGACAGACAATCGCGCGAACTAGGTTTTGCGTTTTTGCTAGGGTCGTCGACTGTCAGAGATAGCGAACGTACGACAGCTTACGAAATCCAACGATCTCAAGAAGAGCTTGAGGGCGCGTTGGGGGGTGTCTACTCGCAGTTAAATCAGACAATGCAACAAACACGTTTGCAACGATTAATCCTCCAGATGAAGGCAAGCAACCAGCTACCAAATTGGCCGGACGGGATGATCGAGCCTACGATCCTTACTGGACTTGAGGCGCTTGGACGCGAACAGGATGTTACCAAAGTTCAAGCGGCTCTTCAGTTTCTACAAGGGATGCCGCCGGATGTTCTCAGTTATGTGAAATGGACTGAGCTTTTGGGTAAGGCTTTCTACGGGCTTAATTTACCGGATGCTGTCCGATCAGAAGCAGAAATGCAGCAGCAAATGCAGCAGCAGATGATGATGCAAGCTGGTCAACAAGCGATGGCAGCGGGCGGTAGTGAATTAGCGACAAGAGCCGCACAGCAGATGACACAACCACAACAGACCGAGGAGCCAGATGTCTGAACAACCAATAGAACCAACGCCGACTGATCCGGTCGTACCGGGCAGTGACGAGTACAATCAGCAAATGATCGACCGTTTCGAGGGTAAGAATGAAAATGCTGACGTTGAGGACGAGCGTGAATTAGCACCAGTTGCTGAGATGCCCGAGGGTGGTCTTGAAAAATACTATGACAAGGAAACCGGAAATTATAACTGGGAAGCTCACGCAAAAGAGCTTCAGTTTAACCTCGATGGTCGCCGTAAAAATGAACCGGAAAAGGCAGAACAGGAAAATAACGAAGTCCAGATTGAGAAAAAATCGGAGACAGAACAACAGCAAGTCTTAAACATCATTGAGTCGGCTGGATTAAACAATGACTCCTTAGTTGAAAAAGTGAACAACAACGGTGATCTTGATACTGAAGATTACCAAGCGTTGGAGCGCGTTGGTATTCCAGAAAGCCTCGCTCGACAGTATGTTGAAAATTTGAATTATCGCCGAGAAGGTGAAAGAAAGTCTATGTTTGAATATGTTGGTGGTGAAGATAATTGGAACAACATGTCTTCATGGGCTGCGGAAAACATGCAAGACGCTGAGATTAATGCTTTGAACGATCAGCTTTCCAACGGAAACTGGCGTCTTGCGATGGACAGCATACGCGCTCGTATGGGTCCAGTTGGTTTACAAAATGAGCCACAGTTTATCAGCGGAGAGCAACGGACAGGCGGCACAACTGGGTATCGCTCAAAATCAGAGATGATGGCTGATATGCGAAAACCTGAGTACGCAAGCAGTCCAGTTTTCCGCCAAGAAGTTATGAAAAAGATGCAAGCTGCTACTTTTGATCTTGATCAGTATCAGGAATAGACGTACAGTGAACTTAAGTTAAACAGTTTACCTCCCCCGCCAAACTAGGGTCGTGCTTCGGCACGGCCCTTTTTTTCTGGGGCTTCTGCCCACTGCTAACGCGGACCCGGCTACGGTCGACAATCTGACAGGCGCAAGCGGCAAAACCTTAACCTAAACCTTTACTTTAATGGAGATGTATTATGGCTACTGGTGACTCATCGTCCCCCGTACGCTTTGGTAAGGGTGCCTCAAGTCCTGTTGATAACCGCGAACTCTTCCTTTCGATTTTCGGAGGTGAGGTGCTAACGGCTTTCGATAGTGCGACGGTCACCCTTGATAAGCACTTTGTTAAGACAGTTCCGGGTGGAGCTAAGTCTTATCGTTTTCCGAAAACTTGGCTTGCGAGCGCGGAATATCACACCCCCGGCACTGAACTGCTTGGGAATGATCTTTCGACCTCAGAGCAAGTCGTAACAGTCGATGACATCCTTGTCTCTCACTACGCGATCGCTGATCTGGATCGCATCCTGTCCCACTTCGATATGCGCTCGATTATTGCAACCGAAATGGGCCGAGCGTTGGCAAAGGTGTTCGACAAAAACGTTTTCCGGCAGATTATTCTTGCGGGCCGGACGGCGGCGGCTTCGCCGTTCCCCGGCGGTGAATCGATCACTGATACGTCGCTGGCTCCGACCGCTGGTGTTTACAGTGGTGTTGACTGGATCGACGCCATTCGAGATGCCAACAAACGTCTTTTCAATAAGGACGTGCCGGAAGACATGCCGCGCTATTTGGCGGTGACGTACGAAGTCTTCGACGCAATCAAGTACGCTAAAGATGCGTCGAATAACTATCTTGTCCTGAATCGTGATTTCTCGCACTCAGGTGCGGGCGGCGTGGAAAATCGCGCTGAGACGATGAACATCGATGGTGTGACTGTCGTGAAATCGCGGAACATTCCGTCGACCAACGAGTCTGCTGACACCAGCGTGTACTCCAAGTACCGCGCCGATTACAGCAACACTGCTGCTGTCATGTGGTGTCCGCAGTCGATTGCGACTGTTAAAATGATGGACATTTCGATGGAGACTGAACGAGACGTTCGCCGTCTTGAAGACTTCATGGTCTCGAAAATGTTTGTTGGACATGGCGTCCTTCGCCCCGAATTGGCGATTGAGCTTAAAGACGCTTAATTGATCGGAGCCGTCGCTGGCTAACACTGGCGGCGGCTCTGATTTTTTTTGATAGGAGACCCGCATGGGATTCACAAAGCTGGAAGCTGTAAATATCATGCTCGACAGCATCGGCGAAAGCCCGGTCTCGACTCTTAGTTCAGGTCTGCCAGACGCTGAAGCAGCGGAAAACAAATTGGATGAGGTAAACAAGCTCGTTCAAGCCAAGGGCTGGCACCAGAACACTGAATATAACATCAAGCTATCGCCTAACGCTGACAGCAATATCTTAGTTCCAGCCGATTATTTGCGCGTCGACACCCGAGGTAGTGACAAAGAAATCAACGTGTCAGTCAGGCGTCTTACCGGCGTCAGTATGTTATACAACGTAAAAAATCGAACTTTCGTTTTCACCCGAAGCCTACAGTGTGACGTAATCCAATTACTGGATTTTGAAGACCTTAGCTTGGAGCTATCGAATTACATCGCGTATCGAGCGGCGCGAAAATTCCAAGAAGCCCAAATGCAGTCCACGACACTGGATGGATTTACAGTTCGCGCTGAACAAGAGGCGTACGCATCGCTCATGGACAGTGAGTGCGAAAACGAAGACCTGAATATATTAAGCGACAACGCTCACTGCTTCTACGCGACCTACAGATATCATAAACTTGCAGGACGCTGATGGGACGTTTGATCGAGCAAAGCATTAAAACGCTGTATCAAGGAGTCAGCAGACAGCCGGACTCAGTGCGGTTGCCCGGCCAAGTTCAAGAAGCTACGAATGTTTTGATGTCTGTAGTAACCGGTGGTTTTGAAAGCCGTCCAAGTTCTCGGCATATAGCTCAAAACACTTTCATTACCGGATCTTCTGACAAGCCATTTATTTATTCGTACGCAAGAGATGCTACGGAAAAATACATTGTTGTCATAAAAAACGGTGACCTAAAAGTTTTTGACCTCGATGGTGTCGAAGTCACCGTGACCTATCCAGACGGCAAAACCTATCTAACAGCAGCAACACCAAACGAAAGTTTTTCTGCTGTCACAATTGCAGACAGGACAATAATTGCGAACAACTCCATCACCGTCGCTATGGCTGCTAATTCGTATGTCGAGAGCCCTACTCAGGCTCTTATCAATTGTCGAACAACGAATAATTCGACCAGCTATTCAATCTCAATTGATGGGTCAAGCGTTTGGACTTACAGCGGCAGCGCTATCAGCGCGACCGAACTAGCGTCTAACATTATATCCAACATTTCTCTTCCTACTGGCTTTTCAGCTACTCGCGACGACTTGACGATTGTCATCGAGGATAGCGCGGACAGTGATTTTACCATCGCGCATACAGGTTCTGACGACATCTACGGTCCTATCACCATGCGCGACAACGTCGCCAAACGAACCCACCTTCCGCCGACTGCTCCTGACGGTTATCTCATCCGCGTGGGTGCTACCATCGACGGCAACGAGCTAGGGTATTGGGCTAAATTTTCACTAGCGGATGGCGGATGGGTAGAGGCTGCTGACCCCTATGCCGACAATGATTTTGACGACACAACGATGCCTCATTTTCTCACCCGCCAGTCAAATGGCACGTTTGTTTTCGAAAAAGGCACGTATGACGCTCGTATAGCGGGAGACACCACGACGGCCCCTAACCCAGATTTTGTCGGACAAAAGGTTCAGTCGGTTATCTACCATCGAAATAGGTTAGCATTCATCGCGGGCGAAACAGTGACATTCAGTCAATCTGGTAAGTACTTTACATTTTGGCCGGATTTCAGCACCCAAAGCCTAGACAGCGACAGCTTTGGCCTAACCGCAAGTGCTTCGGAAGTTAACCTTCTAAAACATGCGTTGTCGTTCAGAAAAGCGTTATTCATTACGAGCGACAAAAACCAATTTGAGGTCGCAGGTGACGAGCGGCTTATCCCAGAAAATGCAACGCTCGACCTATCGACCACATATCTCACTGAGACACTCTGCCGTCCTATAAATTTAGGCAGCACTTTATATTTTGCTGCGAAGAGCGGAAGAGACGCTTGTATCTACGAGTACAAATTTGACGACAACACACTGTCGAACTTGGCGTCTGACGTAACGCTTCATGCGTTAGGCTATGTTCCGGCTCCAGTAGTCATGATGACCGGTGATCCAACCAACGACATGTTGTTGCTGCTGTCTGATAAGGACCGGTCCAGAATTTATATATACAAGATGTATGTCGACGGTGACCAAAAAGCCCAGTCTGCATGGCACATGTGGGACTATGGCGACTCAACTGTATACATACATTGGATCAAAGTGATCGAAGGTGACCTTTATGCGGTCGTCACAAGGGGAACACAGACGTTTCTGGAAAAAACCAAACTTCGGTATGAGCTAAGTGATGACAAGCATCCTTATCAAATCTGTCTTGACCAGCAAACAAAAGTAACGGGCAGCTACAACAGCACGACTGATGTGACGACATGGACAACGCCGTATCTTCACAACAGCAAAGCTGCTGTTATTTTGTCGACAGATTTTCCGACAGGAAAAGTTGGAGAACGTCTGACTGTGGCATATCCGACGACAACAACAATTACGGCAAATGGTGACTTCAGTGCTGGTCAGGCTGTCATCGGACTGCCGTTTGACCAAGAGGTTCAGCTATCGAAGCTCTTTGTCAGAGAAGCGACAAATACCTCGAAAACAATTACATCAGGCCGTCTTCAGTTACGACGGCTGCAAGTAAATTTTCAAAACACTGGTTTCTTTAGGATTAAGGTCACGCCAAGTTTTCGCGATGAGCAGGTCTTTACTTTCAACGGTCGCCGTGTGGGCTTTGGAGACAACCTTGTCGGAACTGTAGCGATTGTCGACAGCGGTCACTTTGCAGCCCCTCTGCAAACTGACGCCTCAACATCAGTAATTAAAATTACCAATGATACGGAGAAGCCCATGACTATAACTTCTATAGATTATCGAGGCTTCTTCAACGAACTTACGAGGGCTGAGTGATGTGTGAACCTACGACGATGATGGCTGTCTCTATAGCCACATCTGTTGCTATGGGTGGGATGCAGATGATGATGGCTCAACAACAAGCAGAGCAACAAGCTGCAATCGCTAGACAGCAAGCGGAAGCAGAGTATGCCGCTGCAAAAGCGCGGGCCGAAGCTGAGTACAGCGAAGCTAACAGACAGGTTGCCGAAGTTCAAAATCAAGAGATCGAGGAAAAATCAGATTTGATCAGACAAGCCAATGAACAGCTAGGCTCTTTGCGGGCCGCTGAGACTGCATTGTCAGAAGGCTCTTTAGGCAATCTCTTCTTTGAAAGCCACTATCAAAACAGCGCTGACCTTGTCCGCATCACAGAAAATGTTGACAAACAAGTTGATGCTGGACGGGCAGCAAAAGCAGCCGCGTCTCAGGGCTACATAAACGCTGTAACGATAGCAAAAAATAATGCTCAAAACACGCTGATGCGAGCCAATGCCGCTTCGAATGCTGCCGTTCTTCAAGGCATAGGCACGATTGTGTCCGGAACCACAAGCGCTGTGAACCAGAAAAACACTCTCGATGCTTTGGCTAAAAGGTAAAAAACATGTCTGAAAGGTTTCAAAGATCGCGGGTAAATCTGGCTACATCAAACACACCTCGTGTTCGTGCGGCTGGTCCGGTCCCTCACCAAGTTCCGCAATTTGTCGGAGCAATGCGCGGTATTGATCCTAGAGCCGGTGACATGACGGCTGCTTTCAGCAATTTTTTTGGAACAATAGGAAACGCTGTTCAAAGCACAATGTCGACGCTTGGTAAGATCGAAGCGCTAAACATTGCAGACCAGAATGAAGAGTTAAAAAAACTTGCTACGGTCAAGGCCAGTGAAGCATTCCAACAGAATGCGGAGACTGCAATATCGAGTATGCCGTCACAGGTTCAACTGCAAAACGGTGACTTTATAGATGTGTCCGAACGTAAGTCCTTTACACGGACTTATAGTCACGCAATAGGAACACTAAGCGGACAACGCATGATTGACGATTTTCAAACGACAATCGCACAACCCGGTTTTGATCTAAACACCTTCGATGACTTTTCCACACAATACTTCAACCAAAATTTTACAGGCGGCACCGGTAACCCGTTTCACGACGCAGCGATGGTTGGACAGTGGAACACCAAAATCGATGAGCTAAGACTTCAGAACAATTTGGAACTAGCGAAAAAAGCTAAAGAAAAACTGGCGGAAGCTGTCGGCACACAAGTTGGAAACTATGCCGAAAACTCTGCCGATATAACAGAAAATAATTACTTGGATTCCATCAGCCAAGTGAAGAGCGCTGCGCCTAATCTTACAGAAGGACAAGCGGCATCGGCTGTCATTGGCACTTGGATTTCTGTCGCATCAAAAAAAGCTACGACGGCTAAGTCACTTTCGTCATTCTTAACTCAACCGTTTTATGACGATGACGGAAATCAAATATCGCAATCCTTGTATGAAAAATTTCCACGCGAAATGGAAATACAATTGCAAGCTCTCAACAAAAAATATCGTGAGCATGTGACGATGGGTGGGACACAGGTTCTCACAAAGCACAGTAGCACTCTGCTTGACATACAAAACATGGACACCAGCACACCAGCTAACATGAAATTAAAAGCAGAGCGGCTTGCACGGCTCGACTTACAGTCGCAAGAACTAAACAACACGGAAGGCGTAGGTGGCGCAAACATTTCTAAATTTATGACCGATCTACGGAAAGAGCAGAATCAAATCAAAACTGAAATTCTAAATTTACGAGCGGCGTCTGATATTGCATCTGGTCGTAAGCTGGTGCCGGGACAGCCGAACCTGACAAACGAACAACTGGACAAAGAGGTTCCAAAGTTAATCTCACTCGCTGATTTTCAGACTACGAAAAGTATGACTGATGTGAATGCTTTTGGAACTATGGTCCGAAACATACATCAACAAAAAAACTTTATACCCAAAAGCGCAGTTAACTATCTGATTGAAGGTCTGAATAACCCTGATCCTAATGTGCAAACGCTTACAGTGTCAGCCATCAAAGCGTTCGATCCAAACAACCGTATCTTTCAGTCACTCATTAAAGACCAACCGACAGCAGCCGCTGTTTATCAGGGTGTCATCGCTGGTAAGCGAATAGACATGAATGACCCAAATATGATTGAAGCGATGGTGACGGCTCCCGACGATCTATCGGCTCTTATGAATGGCGGTGTAAGACCGGATAAAAACCGTGAAGAAACTGACAAAGCAAATTTTCAAAAGAACGTACTTGGAGATGGTCTGACATGGACGACGGACACACTCGCTGAAGATTTAGCGGGTAAAAGTGATCCGTGGTTTTTTGGAGAAAACCTCAGACTTAGTCCTAGCCTCGAAAAAGCCGTCATGGATCAGGCACAAATTCTTGTTGCCAATAGCAGAAAAGCCGGAAAGCAAATGACGCTTGAAGGGCTACGTTCTGAGCTTGTTACACACTTCAAGGGTCAAATTATTGTCCACCCAGATAACCTCGTTGATTTTCAGCGGACATCTACAAAGACCGTAGACGGCACAGAAATCCCGCCTTTATCAAACTACACAATGAACCCGTCTGGTACGCCGGAAAGCACGGTCGACAACGTGCAAGAGGCTGTTGAGGACATCGAGAACGGTCTTCTTGGGTTAACAAGCGCATCAGGCGTTGAACTAGATTCCGATAACTTATACGTCCGGCCCGACCCCGGTGTAGCTAAGAACAACGGTTTGTTGATTTTTGAAGACAGCACCAAAGAGCCTCTGCGTCTCGGCGTTGGGACGACCTATAAAACTGAACGCATTTATGACCAACAAGGTGAACGCTTTAGCGGCATTCGAGATTTTCTACCTAGCTTCATGTTTGAAGGTTTTGAAAATCAGGATGTAAAACTGACCGGCGATCCGGCAGCAGACGCGGAGCTTGTTAAATCGTTTCTTCATCCATCAATTGGCTTGGTGCCAATCCGAAACCTAAGTGGCGATGTCGTTGCTTATAATCTCGCGGTCGTTCCGTACTATAAGAACATTGACGAGAATTACATAAATTCTGAGGAGTACCAGAAACTGTTGAAGGAAGAAGGCCCAATGGTAGCTCGTAAGCAGTACAGTGATTACCAGTTAAGATTGTTGGACCCAAATATACCCGCAAGCCGTAGAATAATTACGGGAGGTGGGTACTGATGACAATGTCCTTAGCGCAAGCAAACGAGAGTTTTCCGTTAGACATGTCTGCCGTGATGTCTGCGAGGACAGCAGAAGAATATGACGCCGCCGTCCACGATAGTGTCCGCGACCAACTCCGCTCGGCTGGACTTATCAGCCCAACATCTGGCGTGACAAATTTTAACCTAGAGCCCGAAGAAAACCGTAGCTGGTTTGATAGCATGTCGAGGACAATTATGAAGGCTAATCCTGCATTATTTGATGATCCGGCTGATACTGATCGACGGAATTATCTGCAAAGACGTTTCGAGTTCATCAGTGATCACGAAGGCTGGAGAAACAAAGTCTATAAAGATACGCGAGGATTTCGCACGATTGGCTATGGTTTCAATTTAGATGAGCCGTCAAATCGACAGTTATACAAGAATGCTTTGGGAAAAACCGACGAAGACTACGACAATTTGAGAGACGGTAAGTCTGTCCTATCAAACAGCGACGGACGTATTCTTTTTGAAGCCGCTGCTGGATCAGCCGAAAAGCTAATAAGCTCTCAGTTCTCTGATGTCGATCTTAAGGGTTACGAGCGTCTTGCGTTAGTCTCCCTCGCCTACAACTCGCCTAGTCTGATTGGGCCTAACCTGACCAGACATATTAAAGCTGGCGACAAGAAAGCTGCATTTGATGAGATTAAATACAAGAGCAACCTACGCAAATCGAAAGGCATCCAAAACCGTCGCAATCTTGAAGCTGAGATGTTCACAGGCATGGACCCTGACGATGCTAGTGACAGCGGCTGGTCTATCGCATCAATATTTGGCGTCAGTGCTGCTGAAGCGTCTGACTTAAAATCATCAGCCCAGTTAATAGAACAAGGCAGAAGTTTAGCGCCTCGGCCTCGAATAAAACCAGAATACAAAGAACCAGAAAAAGTGGGTTCTTGGCTGTCCGGTATTATTCCCGCTCAAGTTCGTGCTTTAACAGCGGACTTGTTGGAAAAGGACTTAGATCAAACGAGAAACGAGGACTATTTCTCTGACTCAGAAAAAGAAGCCCTTCTTACTTTGGTAGTCAATAAGATTAAAAAAAGCGGTCGTCAGTCTGGATTTGTTGAGTACGCAGATTACGAGACCGGTCAGTCTGATGTATCCTTCGGCGGTAGCTCAGGAATCGTGAAAACGCTTTTGGCTGATCCTGAGTACGCAATTAAAACTACCCTTGGACAATTTACTTACAGAATTGACGACAGGGGTCATCTTATCGTCACTGATCGATACAATTTCAACGACGCTGAAAAGTTGCAAAAACAAAACCCAACCAACGAAGACAAAATAAAGAATCTTCTTAATTACTCTGGTGATGCTAACACGGGTGGCTACGGTATCATCCGTCGCGTTGGTGGACTATGGGGCTCGAAAGAAAACGAAGGCGCAGAGTTCGATATCGATCTCGGCCCTGTCTCCAATCTGCGATTTAAGGTCGCCGCTAAATGACAATTGTCTTAGAGCGTGACTTCGCTGGCACCGCTGACAATGTCGCAGCGGCAGAAATGTACCGTGTTCAAAACGCGCCTCTATACACAGCGACCACTCCAGACCCTGCTGGTTTCTTTGAAACTGCTGGATTGATGTACCAGCAGGAAACGGTGATTGGCAGCGCCCTGACGTACGGCTTCTCTCCAGACCGGGTGCAGGGCAATTACACGTATGACAAGACCTTTAACCCGTATCGGTATCATTTGGAAAACGCGGACACGATGGAAGACGCAATGCCGTGGGTCCGCACTGGATTATTCCACGATGTTGTCAGCGAGGATCAATTCCAAGATCGTCTGGGTCGTCTGAGAGAGGAAGCAGAGAACAGAAAGAGACTAGCGGAATCCGACAGCGCACTAGGTCTGATTGCTGGAATGGGCCTGTCATTGCTTGATGTTGCAACTCTTGTTCCTGTCGGCGGCTGGCTATCTAAAGGCAAGACATTAGCCAAAGGCGCTAAATATGCTTTAGCGGGCGGTACGATTACAGGCTCACACGAAGCAATTCTGCACATGCAGCAAGACCTGCGAACCCAGCAAGAAAGCCTGTTCAACATAGCCGCTGGCGCGACACTAGGTGGCGGCATTGGGCTGTTTGTCGGCGCAAGACAACCGGGCCATCTACTGCACCCGAAATCCGCTAACTACGTTTTTAAGCCAGACAACAAGTTAAGAGTTGCAATTGGAACAGTTGGCAGTCGGTTAAAGGATAATCCGATTGTGGAGCCAGCGGTCAAAGCTGGCAGATCTTCAGTCAAATTTGCTGCCGACAGCAGCGTAGGTGCTAAAGCTGTCGAAGCTGGACAACTCGTTAAATCAGCCGGTGCTACAACACTAGCGAAGGTCACCCCTGTCGGTTATCTAATGGCGGCGAAAGCAACATCAGCGCGGGATTTTGCCGTCAAGATGATGGATACGGCTGGTTTACTTACGGATCAAATGGCTACAGGCCAAGCCGCACGATCTTTCGAAGACGAAAAAGCAACTATAATGAGCTTGTTCGAAGACACGTTTGTCTCTTCCGTGGACAACTATTACGCGCTCCGCATGGAACTGGAAAAGTTAACTGGCGGTGTCCAATCGCGTGTCGTTCAAGACCTTGGTGATGCTGCGAGAGGCGTAGGTCGTTACTTTAAACAGACATTTGGTAGAGATGTAGAGCAACCTACCGGCACACACTTTGAAGATTTTGAGTGGCAAGACATTACATATCGTGCGCTGCACGACGACATCGATGATCGTACGCTAGACAATCTAAAGTCTCGCTTCGGTGACGAAGGTGCAGAGTTGATTTTGTCTAAGGCTAAAGAGCAAGCCGAACTTATACATAACGCCAACCAAGTCATGGAAGACCTGATGGTTGAGAGCGGTATGATTAAAGAGAGCCAACGGATGGGCCGCAAATATGGTTTGGCTCAACTTTGGAATCCCAAAGGCATTGCGGCAAACCCTAAAGCCGCAACTGCTTTCTTTATTAAAAAGCTGATTAATGATCCTGACGCCGAGTGGCTTGATGCTAATTTTGGAATGACGCTGGACGAGTTTGACAAGCTCGGAAAAGAAGCAGTCACAATAAAAGGCGACGGCGACGAGGCTGTGACTTACACGCCAGAAAGTGGCCTAGACCGCCGTGTTGAAATTTTAGAAGACTGGTCTGGCAACACGTATGACCGCTCAATCATGGAAGCGGAGTTAGCTGTCGAACAAGCTGAAGCAGCCTATCAGACAGCAAGACGCGAAGCCGTGTTAGCCGGTCGAGACCTACGGACCTCTGAGACAGACTACCGAAAATCCAGTGTCGCTGAAGCTAAGGCCATACTGGAAAAGCGTGTGGCAGAACGCGAAAGAACGCAAGCTAACCGCGAAAAACTAGCGCTGGAAAAGCGAGCAATAGACACTGAGCTTAGACGCCTTGAGGAAGAGCAACGTGTTCGCATGAACCAGTACCATGACACTGGTAGGTGGCAGCGTAAGTACAGAAGCGAGCGCACAAGCCAAGTCGAGGAGACTGAAGACTTACTCAAGTCACTGGAGAAAGAACAAGCGCCGTATGCGGATATTGACGAAGCGCGAAAGATGCTCACTGAGGCTGATGCGGAGATTGATCGTATCGGCCCTGACGCACTTAATGCTGCTGTCCTCGATGCCCGCCAAAAGCCTGTGTACAGCCGCGCTCTCAGTAAACTGAAAGAGCGTCAGAACAACATTAACCGTGAAATTAACAAGCTCGACAGACGCCTTGCCCGCCTCGATCCGAAGACAGAAAAGTTGGACGCAATGGTACAAGCCGCGAGGCAAGCTGTGGTTGCACGACGGCAAGCCCGCGTTGCTCTACGGCAGATAAAAAAAGAAGCCGCCAAGGAATCCAACAAAGCAAAAAGGAAGTTAAAATCTGCAAAGAAGTCTGCAAGACGGACTGAAGCAAAGCTGCCTGTCCATTTGTACGTGGAAGAGCTTGTAAAACGCCTAAGCAAACAGACGCAGATGCCGCGTGGCATCCTGGACACAGAGGTTTTTGAAAGCGGTCGAGCTAAAAGCCGCAAGATCGAACTGACAAACGAGGAGCGTAGAGAAGCTATCGAACTTGGACTACTACGCGACGACCTCTACGGCGTCATGTACAGCGGCTTCGATGATGTAGCTAGTCGTATAGCATTGCGTAAAAAGTTTGGATCAGAGGCTCCAGACGAAATGCTGCAACGCATAGAGGACGAGTATGACAGTTTATTGTCCAATGCTCGCCAGCGTAACCTGACACCTCGCTACATCCGCCAGCTTGAAAGAGAAAAGCGCGGGGCTCTCAGCCGTGCCGAAGGTGTGTGGAACAGAGCGTTAGGCCGCTACGGGCTCCCGCAAGACCCTGATGGGTTTTTACACTGGGGTACAGGGACGTTGAGAGCTTGGAACTACGTCATGTATGGCTCAGGCTTCCTCTTGTCATCCTTGACTGACCTAGCGTCTGTAGCCCTTACGACCGGTTTTCATACTCTCAGTGTTAAGCATATGTCTGCTCTTAGCAGAACCATGAAGGGTATGAAGAACGATGAGATACGACGCCTCAGTGTCGCTCTTGAGCGTGTGCTTCATAATAGCCGAACACTGAAAATTAACGATGTCGGTGATCTGAAAGACATGGCCGGTATTGGTGAACTTGGTTCGATAACACACAACACGACATCAACAGTCACTCGCGCTGTCCAAGGTCTTTCAAACACAGCAAGTGTTATATCTGGGATGACATGGTGGAACACTCGTCTCAAAGCTCTGGCTATGTTGGAGATGCAACACAACCTTGTTGGACTTGTAAGACAATATCCAGACCTACTCCGACAGGCTTCTGCCGGTTCCAGAAAGGCGCAGTTGGAAATCAGTAAACTAGCGTCTATCGGGATTGGCTCTGAACAAGCCGGTCGTATTGCCCGCATGATGGCAAAACATGAACCGCAAAATATTGACGGTCTCTTTGAACTCGATATGCATCGCTGGTTAGACGAAGGTGACGCTGGAAATCTTGCGTATCAAGATGTTTTGACCGCGCTGCGTAGGACTGCCAATCGAGCGGTAATGACCCCCGGTATTGGTGACACCCCACTGCTGATGTCTACATCGATGGGTAAAACAATTCTTCAGTTTCAGACGTACGGGTTTGTTTCTGTGAACCGTTTTGTCGCTCCCGCGTTGCAGCGCGGCAACCCGATGACATACGGTGACATGGAAGCTGTTTTATCGATGGCGTTTGCTGCTGGGCTCGGCAGCGGTGTTGTTGCAAGCAAAGACTTACTCCGAGACGGAACGATAAAAGACAGAAGTCCCAGCGCGTGGGCATACGATATTTTAGATCGATCAGGGTATTTGATGTATCTCACCGTTCCATCAGCGGCTCTTTACAGGACTGCTTCGTACTATCTTGGTTCTGGGGAAAGACCTTCGCGATACTCACAATCAGCTAACGTGATGTCTTTACTCGCTGGTCCGTCCGGCAACCTCATTTATAACCTTAGCAGCCTTGGCACTGACGCAGTCTATGGAGACATGGAAGGCGTCAAAAAGACGGCGCTTAAACTCGCGCCTTTCCAAATCCTTAAACAAGTATCTGAAAAAATAGCAGGAGATTAGTATGGCGTTTGCTCGAATCGTCCACACTGATCTGGACGGTTCGACTGACGAGTTCGACGTAACCTTTCCATACATCAGCCAGACGCATGTCAAAGTGGAGTTGAACGGAACTCTGACCACAGATTTCACGTTTATCTCCAGTTCCCGAATCCAAATGGATTCAATGCCGGCATCCGGCGACGACATCCTTATTTATCGAGCAACCTCGCCTTCAACCCGATTGGTGGACTATCAATCTGGATCGATCTTGTCCGAAGAAATCCTTGATACTGATAGTCTCCAAGCGTTCTATCTTGCTCAAGAGGCTAATGACGTTGCTACATACGTCATTAATAGAGACTCAAACAACAACTGGGACGCTACAAACAATAAAATTGTTAATGTTAGCAATCCCACAACAGCACAAGACGCAGCAACGAAAAGCTATGTCGACGGGGTCATCACAACCAACGCTGCAAATGTAACTGCCGCGCAAACCGCACAGACCGCTGCTGAAACGGCAAAGACGGCGGCTGAGACCGCGCAAACAGCAGCCGAAACAGCGCTCGACAGTTTTACTGATATTTATCTTGGGGCTTTCGCTACCGATCCTGCGACAGACAACGACGGCGATGCGCTGACGGCGGGTGACCAATATTTCAACACGACCTCTAATGTCCTCAAAATTTACAACGGGTCAAGCTGGCAAGACGCTGCTGTAAGCGGTGATGCTGTCGTTGGCAAAACGTCTGTAACAGGCAGTGGTCAACTGCCAGTTGGCACGACAGGACAACGCGACGGCTCCCCGTCCGCTGGCTTCATCCGATTCAACAGCACGGACACGGTGTTCGAGGGCTACAACGGCTCCGAGTGGGGCTCGATTGGCGGCGGCGGTCCCGGCTTAGATGGTGGAGGAATTGGCGAAGAAAGCGTCATCCGTACAAATAAGAATCAGATTAGCGGCAGCGTCAGCCTCACAATTCCTAGCGGGTCAAACGGGATGTCCGCCGGTCCTGTCACAATCACAACAGGCAGCAGCGTCACCGTTTCGACGGGCGCGGCTTGGCACATTGTAGGAACTTAATATGGGAACGATTACTTTTAATCCTGATGATCTCGCGGCAACGCGAGCGGGGCTTGGCCTTGCCATTGGTACCGATGTTCTTGCTCCAAGTGGGTCCGGTGCAAACCTGACCAATCTTCCTGATCTTTCCGCCGACATTCGATTCCTCGCGCTTCAGGTTGCGTCTGACAGGATTGCGCTGGAAAACGGAATCGCCGATCCTTTTACCGACGAGACCGATGTTGACACCGGCACATCAACAAATCAGGTGTTTAATAGTTCCAGTACCTACTACACCTCTTCGCTGGCCATCGGGTCCGTCGAAGACCTTTCCAGCAAAACATATTTTGGCAACATGACCAGCAGCGGCGGTTTGGCGGCGGCGTTCGACGGCACGACAAGTCAAGCTTACACCGCGACGGCAGCGGGAACCACGCAGCCGGGAACGGTGGGTGTTGCACTCGGCAGCGGGAATGGTTTTCGTCTGGGTCAGGCTAAAGTCTACGCGCCGAACAACACCGGGTATAATGCCTCGAATGGTATTAAAATTTACGGCAACAGTAGCGCATCGACTTCTGGAGGAACCCTGCTTTTTTCGGGTACAGCGGGCGTCGATTACAATAACACTACGAACGATGTAAGCACTTTTGCAATAACTGGCTCGACCAGCTACGAAAACTATTATTGCGAGTTATTGTTCAGCGGCGGTACCGCATACCTTGCCGAACTTCAATTATTTTCTGGAACGCCTAATAATATGACGCTTGTCAGCAATGCTTTTACGGCTGACTCAGCGCCGTCAAGTGCAGTCATCGGTGTTCAGGTTGTCGAAAACGAAAGCATCACGATTAACACCGACCTGACGGCAGAGGTGTCACGCGATGGCGGAACGACGTTCACGGCTTGCACATTAGCTCTGAACACAACTTTGGGCGCAAGCGGAACGAAATATTACGAATCCCCGTCAACCGACATCTCGTCTCAGCCCTCCGGAACTTCAATGAAATACCGGGTCAAGAGCCTCAATAACAAAGACATTGAGGTTCACGGCGTTGCCCTGAAATGGAGCTAGTAGATGACTATACGACTTAACCCCGCCGACCTTGCTACAACGCGTTCCGATCTTGGGCTTGCCATCGGAACCGATGTTTTGGCGCCAAATGGAAGCGGCGCAAACCTTACGGCGCTCAACGCGAGCAACCTTGCCTCTGGCACTGTGCCAACAGCGCGACTTGGATCAGGATCGCCAAGCGGGTCTACCTTTTTGGCGGGCGACGGAACTTGGAAAGCTGTTGCAGCGGGCGATGGACCTGACGGTCATTCTGACGCCGACGGAGAACCCGACACCATAACAACATTTACCAGCAGCGGTACTTGGACGGTCCCCGCTAGCGCCTCAAAAATTTTAATTGAGGTTTGGGGTGGCGGCGGTTCTGGCGGCATGGGAGCGCCTGGACAAGAGTCTGGCGGCGGTGGTGGTGGTGGCTATGACTTCAGCTATCACGTTTTGGCCGATTTTGGTTCGACTGAGACCGTGACGATTGGTGCTGGCGGTGCGGCCAAGACAGGAAATGGCAACAACGGTGACATCGGCGGCACCACGTCGGTCACTGTTACAAATAGACGCACTTTATACGCTTACGGCGGTGGGGGTGGTGATGGCGCTAACGTCGGTGCAGGTGGCGGCGGAGGCGGAGGCGGCGAGCTAGGCTCGGCCGGTAGCACGGCCACAGCGCGACTCGCCTCGGGCGCGGGCGGCAACCCGCGTGGCGGCGCAGCGTTGAGTTCTGCTGGCCACGGATTCGACAGTCATCATGGCGGCGGTTCTGGCGGCTGTTTCAACCAAGGACGTGGCGGTAACTCGATTTACGGCGGTGGCGGCGGCGGCTCTTCAATCGGCGGCAATTCCATTTACGGTGGTGGAGGCGGCAGCGGTTACTACAAACAAGGCGGCATGTCTGTGTTCGGCGGGAACGGCGGGTACGGTGATGGCAATGGTCAAGGCGAAGACGGCAAGGTGCCGGGCGGCGGCGGTGGCGGCGGAACGGTTACCTCATCCGGCGCGGGCGGTGACGGGTATGTTCGCATAAGCATTTGGAATTGATGAAATGAAAATTGCATTAGCTAGAAACGGTAAAATTGAAAACATCATCGTCGCGGATCAGGGCTATCAAGCGCCTGACGGCTATACGATTTGTGACAATGTTGATGCCGCAATCGGAGATAGTTGGGATGGCAGCGTTCTTACGAAATTCGTGCATCCGACTAATGTCGATGGGTATTGGAACTCGCTGCGTGTCGAGCGAGACCGGCGACTTGCTGAGACAGATTGGTGGGCCAGCGGCGATGTAACGATGACTGACGAGCAGAAGGCATACCGCCAAGCCCTGCGCGACCTCCCTGCAACAGCGGGCGATCCGCCAATTGGCGACGAAGACGCGCTTGCCGCGTGGCCGACTTGGCCGACAAAGCCGTGAACGATCTCCGCAATCTTGGAGACGCCGCCGCCGGTCTGAATGGTCTGGCGGCTTTTTTGTCGTGGCTGCCCGAGATCGCGGCGGGTTTTACAATAATCTGGTACGCTGGGCGCTTCGTGGGCGTGATTCGATCATGGCTATCCGCTCGCTAATCGCAAGCTGGCAAAAGCGAGACAGGAAGCGGGTATGGAACTGGACGCAAGGCTACTAATAACATTAGGAGGGATGTTAATCAGCGTCATTACATCGTTCGTCGTAACCCGACAAAAATGCGTGGAGCTAGAAGAAGACTCTAAAACCATGCAGAGACAGATCGCCGAACTCTTCGACAACCTAGAAAAAAACAACATTTCCACACAGGTCGCAGAAAACCGAGTGAATGTTTTGTCTGGAATACTTCATCCAGATAAACTTGAAAGTCAGCACAAAACTATAGCAAAAATGGAGTCTGATATTTCATATCTTCGTTCAGAAGTGACAAGACTTAACCACATGCACAATGGAAAACACCCGGTTATTAAAGGCGATTAATGATGGAAATAATACAAAAGTTTTTATTGATTTTAGTAACTCTTAACCACGATGGTTCCTTTTCCTACGAAAAAACTCTGGTGAATGATGGATGCCCTCCAGCAGAACTTATAACAATAAATATGAATACCAGACAAAAAGCTGGTGAATTTGTGTCATGGGACGGCTTATGTTTTCCTCTTATCTTTAAGAAAGGACCGTCAGTATGATTGGAGTGCTGGGGCCAATACTTGGCAAGCTAGGTGGCGAGCTTATCGATAATCTGTTTGAAACAGAAGAAGAAAAAGCTAACGCCAAGGCTAAACTTGTTAACCTCGATCTTAAAAGATACGAAATACAAATGTCGGCTATTGTTGCCGAAGCTAAATCGGCTGACGGTTGGACATCGAGGGCAAGACCTTCGTTTCTTTACGTCATGTATGCTGTCATTATATTATGCTTTGTTGGCGGTATTATTGGCATTTGGTTTCCTGAGCATGTCGCAATGGCAGCGGTGAACATCAAAGACCTTTTGACTGCTATTCCTGACAGCCTCTGGGCGCTCTTCGGCGCTGGTTATCTTGGGTATTCCGGTGCGCGTAGTTACGACAAGCGCCAAACAGCCAAGAACCTTAAAGAATGAAAACAGTCGTTTGCTTAATAAGCTGTTTGTTTATTTCCGGGTGTGTGCATCTCGTCATTCCAGCCATTATGTCGAATGCTTATACATTCGATAAGATGGATAAACTGGAAAACCGTCTCGATAAATTGGAGGACAAAAATGACGCAAAGTAACCCCGTTAGGTTTGGGCAAACAGTAGACCCAAAGTGTGAGAAGTGTGGACGCAGTAAATCAGAATGTCCATGCAATGCACCAAAAGATCAGTAGTGTCTTAAGGCCCTCTACAGCTAAACGCATAGCATCAAAGCTAGGCCCCCGTGATTTTTTTGAAGACGACATTGCAGATATAACAGACATTATTTCTACTGTCATTGACGCAGACTTTAGCCATCCATCGTATTGCTGTGTTGAGTCAAAGAAAGATGGACACGGCTGGCATAAAGACACTGGTAACAACAACCACATGCCGTGGTGCGCTTATAGCGCCAGCATAGTTCTTACGCCGCCCAGTGGTTTTAACGGTGGTGAGTTTTTCTTCCGAAGTGACCACAGAGCATTAGTCCACTATTTGGACTTGTTGATCTTCTCGTCAAACGAGGAGCATTGCGTCCGTCCTCATACCGGAGACAGGCGTGTCTTACTTATGTTTATGAAGGAGAGATGAATGCCTACCGTAAAAGGTAAGAAGTACCCGTATACCAAAGCGGGCAAAAAGAAAGCCGCTGCTGCGCGAAAGAAAAAGAAGAAAAAATGAGCGACACAGCAAGAGACAATATGAGCCAGTCTGAGCGTCTTAAGGATGCCTTGGGTGACCGGCTGTTATCGATTGTTGCTGACGAAGAGGAACTGTCGCCCGCGATGGTCTCCGCGATGGTCAACTTTCTCAAACAGTTTCCGCCAGCAGAGCCTTTAGATGAACTGCCGTCCGCTCAGTACATCTCAGACAGTCTCAAGCACTACAAGAGCCAGATGCCTTTTAACGACAAAGTGGTGAAGATCACATGAGCAAACGTCCCGGCCTATATGCCAATATCCACAAAAAGAGAGCCAGAATCAAAGCGGGCTCTGGTGAACGAATGAGGAAGCCCGGTGCCAAAGGCGCACCCTCTGCCAAAGACTTTAAGCGTAGCGCGAAGACCGCCAAAAAAAGGAAGAAGTAGTGGCGGCTAAGAAAAAGTCTGTAAGTCTACGCAAAGAACACAAGTCCAAGAAAGGTGGTCTCACCGCTAAGGGACGAGCGTACTACAACCGCAAAACCGGAAGTAAACTGAAAGCACCACAGCCCGGTGGTGGCGCTCGTAAACGGTCGTTCTGCGCTCGCATGAGTGGTGTTAAAGGACCGATGTCAAAGAACGGCAAGCCTACCCGCAAGGCTTTGGCACTGCGTAGGTGGAAATGCTGAAACCTCTGGAGATAAACGGTCGCCCGCATTGGGAGACAAACATGCCAGAGGACGTTCATCCCGCTTTTGAAGACTTTAGAAATTTCCTGTTTCTCGCGTGGGCGCATCTCGGTCTACCAAACCCCACCACAGCACAGTACGAGATTGCCCATCGCTTACAGCATGGTGTCGACAGTACTGACATTGCACAAAAGAGGATAGACACCGAACGCCCACGCGAGGATATCATTAGATGCTTTCGGTCTCTGGGTAAGTCTTACATTACCAGCGTGTACGCCATCTGGCGACTGATGAGAAACCCAAGAGATGAGAAGATCATGGTGGTGTCTGCTACCGGCTCCAAGGCGAAAGAGTTCGTAGCGCAGACGAAAGGTATACTGGAGAGTATGCCGCTGGTGCAGTGGTTATTGGAAGGTCCGCGAGATAACGGAGCTACCCGTCGCGACATGGCGGATCAGTTTGACGTTAGCAACGCAAGTTTGTCGCAGAGCTACAGCGTAGCCGCGAGAGGTATTACAGGTCAGATCACAGGTAGTCGGGCGACACTGTTGATTGCTGACGACATCGAGGTGGAACGCAACAGCCTGACGGAAGAAGCACGGCAGCGGATCATCAGGATCGTACAGAATGACTTTGTGCCAATCACCAAGACTGAACACGGGAAAGGCGACATCATATTTCTGGGAACACCTCAGACAGAGGAAAGTGTCTATAACGTGTTGGTCAAGGAAATGGACTTTGACTGTTTCACAATACCAGTACGGTATCCGTCTGTAGAAAAGCTGGGCAACTACCTGTTGACGAATAACAACAGTGGTCAGGAAGTGAACATCCTAGCGCACTATCTCAGAAAGCAATACGAAGACGGTGAGTTGTCTTACGGACAATCGACAGACACACGCTTCGGGGATGACGAGTTAATCGCTATTGAGTCCAAAGGACGTAGTGCCTTTGCGCTCCAATACATGCTGGACACCAGTTTGTCGGATGCAGAGCGATATCCACTAAAGACCTTCGACTTAGTCACGATGTCTCTCAGTCCCCTCAAGGCTCCCCTGACAGTCCAGTGGGGGCGTGAGAATGACAAAGAGAACCTGATTAAGGACATCCCGAACCTTGGCTTCTCCGGTGACCATTTCCTGCGCCCGCTGTTCATCGACAGCGAATGGGAACCATACGAGAGCAAGATGCTCTTCGTTGACCCCAGTGGTCGCGGCGCTGACGAGACGGCATGGGCCATCGTTGCGGCTCTCAATGGTCTTATGTACGTGCTTCATGTCGGCGGGTTCACCGGAGACCCTACGGAAGCCATGACACGCATTGCGATGGACGCTCGCAAGTACGATGTCAATCTAATCGAAGTAGAGCCAAACTACGGGCAAGGCATGTGGATAGCGGCGTTCCAGCCGATCCTCAGTGACATCTGGCCCGGTGGTTGTACCGTCGAAGAGTCAGAGTGGGCTAAAGGACAAAAGGAACTACGGATCATAGACACGCTGGAGCCCGTTATGACACAGCACAGGCTGATCATAGACGAGACACTAGCGCGGCGTGAGTCACGGGCGGAAGACCACAGATACTCCCTGCTGTACCAGTTAACTCACGTTACTAGAGACCGTGGTGCGCTCAGGCATGACGACCGTCTGGATGCACTTGCAGGGGCTGTGGCTCACTATCAGCGGTCTATGAGCCAGAGTGTCGATGAAGCGGCTCAGGCTGTACTGGATGCACGTATGGACGAGGAGATCGAGGACTTCGTAGAGTTCATGCGTGGGGGTGCGTTAGTCGGGCAGCGTGGCGTGAGGCGGGCTGGTGTAAGGACTGAGGTGTCTAGAGTCGATCTTTAGACCCAAATTGAATTTTGTACAGCAATTCGTATACACATATCTTCCCCCGCCGCAAACACGGCGACCCCCCGACGCCCCCCGAAAAATTTGCAGACCACGGCATCGAAAGTCCGGCGACCAATCAGCGCTGACAATCGACGGCGGGTGGCACATTGCTGGCACACTAAGGGCGGGCGGCGTCGCAAGCCCAGCAATCGCGCGGACTACGGATGGTCGGCCATCAGTCTATAGACATGACGGCATACCAAGGGCGGCGAGCGGCGGCTTGTGATAACGTCCGGCGACGGCGGCGGGCGGGCTGAATATTCCTAGCGGAAACCAGCCGAAACCCGTGGCACTATTTTTTCTTGTACAGTAAACCTGAATGTTGTATTTCTTGAACATCGAAACCAAACGAAAGGAAAAGGTACAATGGAAAGTAAAGAGCTAAGAGACATTTGCATTGACGCCATCGACGCGGCACTGGTATCGCGCGGCAAACAAAAGGGAATGCTAAAATCTAAGTGCCCGCCCATGGGAACCGACGCCGCCGCCGCTTGGCAAGCGCTCATGAGATACGCCAATCCTTACAAAATCGGTATGGGTCACATTATGTTTTTTACCGACCGTCAGAGCGCCATTTATCGCGCTATTGACGACGCGTTAAAGGAGACAGACGTGCGCGGCCTCGACAGAGACCGCGTGGCGCTCGAAATCATGGGCGTTTGGTAAA